GTGATCGCATGCAGTCAATAACAGGAACAGTTATCAAAATTAAAATTTTAAAGATGTCGGAATGTCCCCTTGTCTTCTTTAAGTTAGATGATGTTAGTTGCTTGATTGCTGGTCACTCTTTGAATTTTCTAGCTGACGTAGAAGATGGCATGAATGTTGTAGTGGCTGGCGATTATAATAAGAGAAAACAATTCATTGTAAAAAAGTACGCTGTGATCGGAAAAACAAAAATTATGATGGAATTTGATATGGTAAAAGCCTGATTTTTCGGGCTTTTTAATTTACCAACATAAAACAATAAAAAAAAGAAGCTCCCAGAGGAGCTCCATTGTTTAAGGGTGTAAAAATATTGAGGAAATGATTCATCAGCTTTTACAATTAATTAGTTAATAGTACATTTTATTGAACCTCTCAAGACTGAAGTCACAAGTATTCTCGGCTTTTTAATAAAAATACCCAAATAATTAATTAGCATATTTTATTTGTTGTTTTTTCATTATCGGATATCTAATTAATTCCTCACCATTTAAATCTTCTTTATTCATATCTATGGCTGTGATTTGACTATCTTCATACGTACGATAATAATAAATTCCTTTATCTACATTACAACAAGAAGAATAAATAGTATATTCGTATTTTCCGTCACCAACATCACATAAACCTTTTTGTTGTTCTACTGAACCTAAGATATGGAAAAACTGGCTAATACTTTCTGATTCTGAATCTCCTGATAATGAGTTTAGTTTAGTAAATGTCGCTTTAACAAAACGAGAAACAGAAGATAAATCTCCAGGCAAACCTATTCCTCCCATCCCACGACTATAAGCGTTCAAACTAATTTGATCTGAAAAATTATTATTAGGTGTTTCACTCGACAATACACGATAATTGTTTAAATTAAATAATTGATAATCAAATGAAGGGTTATTTGTAAGGACTCCTACAGGATTATCATATATATGAAGCCCATCTTTCATACTTTCTATCACAATAGACTTTTCTTTATCAGCTAATAGCCAGTGTAAAGGAGATAGTGGAAGTTCTTCACTATAATTGATGTTTGCTAAATTGATATTCATTAATAAATCTTTAGCTTCATCTACTGTTGCACATTGTCCTAAAATCCAAGGAATAAATTCAAAAGGAGATACATTATCTTTTCCTTCTTGTATTTCTTTATAATCAGCATACCCAGAAAAATTTAATCCAGCCATACTCAAACCCTTTTCATTGGTACCATCATAATAAAGAGGATAGTCAATTATACCTGCGGCAATACCAATCATTGCATAATGCTTATCCAAATTATTTACCTTTCGAAAAACTAATTTATAATTTCTTGGAGTAACAGTGACTACTTCATTGTAAGATATTTCATAATCAAAATTCCTTCCAAAATAATGATCATTTGTAACATAAGTGATGGACGTACACATAAGTTATTCCCCCTAAATAATAGTTCATTTAACCCCATATTACTCCTAATAATTTCGTATATCAAAAGAAAAGCACATCGCATACAAAAAAACGTTTTCGTTTTTTATAAATTGACAATATTATGTACCCCATAGGACTCGAACCTACGACCGGACGGTTATGAGCCGTCTGCTCTCACCAGCTGAGCTAAGAGTACGAATGAGCATTTGTGCATAAGCATACAAAGCGTTAAAATATAAATTAGGGATTCCTGAACTTCCCCACAGCATATCCTGTTTCTCTCTCAATGGTGCTGTATCAGGAATCCCTATTTAGATAGTATTCGTATACTGGTTTTATATCAACCATTTAGGTTCCAAAACAAAAAGCTGACCAACCATGGGGGTGGTCGATCAGCATGTCTCTAATACTGGTATCAGCCACCAGCGTTAGTTAGTATAACTCATAAATAAAATTAGATGCAAACATTATTTTACAAGTCGTGATACCCGCGTGTCTCTGTGAAGTCTTGGTATCCGCCAACCGTGTTGCCTTTCGGGTCATTTGTGCAGAGCATCCAATTAAGCTGAAGTCTAGTTTATTAGTATGCTAAGCGTTGCCCTGGATAAATCAGGTTTGGATTCGCAATACCATTCTTTTGAGCCAAACTTGAATAAGTCGTCCCGAGTTTTTGGGCAATCGTGGATAAGTTATCACCTGAAATGACAATATAAACTCTCGATGTACTAGCCGCTCCCGAAACTTTCAGTTGTTGACCAACATAAATGTAATTCGGATTGGATAAACCATTAAGACTAGCAAGCGTTTGATAGGTTGTCCCATATTTAGAAGCGATACCTGATAGAGTCTCACCCGAACGAACAATATGTGTCGATGTAGTAGTGCTTGGCGTTTGAGTGGTTGTTTGCAAGATTTCAACATCCTTGCGATTGATCCAGCTCATGATTCCGTCAAGCAATACTTTCGTTCCGCTGACCTCCTTAACAGTGTAACTATTACCTTTCACCCATTGTGGGATTGCTTGTCCGGTTGACCAAGTAGAAGCAGAGAAATTCACTTTTACTTTGAAGCCTGGTTCAATGTCTTTTTTAGGTGTTTCGTTCGCTTGCTGACCTTGATCAATCGCTGGCGTTTCTGTGTCAGGCTTAACAGTAACTTTTCCATCATCGTCCTTAATGGCTCCGTTGTATCCGTTATCTGTGATACCTGTTAAATCAACATTACCGTCAAGTCCACCAGCAACATAAGTACTTGTAAACTGATATATTGCTACGCCCTCCATGCTCGGAAACACGCTCCAAACTGGTGATGGTGTCACATTGTAATTTGGATAAGCTGCCATCCACAAACTGTTAGGGAACTCCTTCAAAATCTGCTGATAGTACACATATTGAAGTGTGAAAGGCTTGTACGAATAATACATCGGAGTGTAACCGGCTTGCTTAATTCGCCGCATGCCGTACAAAATGGTGTCTGTATTGGCTTGTTTATTAGAGCTTGCACCATGTTCGAAATCCAGTGCGACAATCGAACCTTTAGGCGTTTGAATTTTTGGCAAGAAATAATCCAAAGTAGTTTTAGCAATACTCATGCTTCCCCACGTATCATACCAAATATAAGTGTGTGCGCGTTTGCCCTGTGCGATTGTCGAAGCTACTTGACTAGAATACGTCCACTGATTATACAAACCACCAGCATTGTATCCACCGATTTGACTAATCGAAAACTTATCCGAGCCATACCCGAATTTCCCTTGTGCCCCTTGATAAACGGCCCAATCTACACCCTGATCCCCTTTCGCCGCTTGTGCGGTACTCGGGAAAAAAGGCAACAAAAAAAGAGCCATTAAAAGGCTCAACAAAGTAATTTTCTTTTTCATTTGATTCCTCCTATTCCTCTGATGAAAACATCTTAAACGTTCGATTAGAGACACCAAGCACTGTACCTAGGAAAGTACCAATCGCTGTGATGATTATCACTGTGATATCTGTGTACTCCCAATTAATCGCTTTGCCAACTACACCAACAAATGTTGCCAAAGCTGGTATTACAATCAAAGCCACCCATTTCAGAATTTCAAACGTCTTATTTTGCATCTGTACCACCTCCCTTCATATCACGAAGATCGTGCTCTGCTTCGGTCATCCTTCCCTCCAATTTATAAGTTCTCTCAACTAGGTTATTGTGTTTTTCAACCTTTTTTTCTAGTTGATCAATTCGATAAATTGTTAGTTTATTTGAAACGACAATACCTGCAAACGTACCTATCAGTGTGCCTCCAATACTCAAAAATGAGATTAAAGCATCAGCATTCATAATCCACCAACTTCCTACAAAAATAGAATCTCACCAAAAATTGAGCTAAAAAATAAGCCTAAAAGGCTTCTCCGGTAATTCGCTCAAATTGTGCTTCAGTAATGCAGTCAGGAACAAACTCCCTTACTTGCTTCGTTGTGAAGCAGCCCCAATCAAACATCATCTTAACGTCTGTGTAAGTGAACATTATTCAGCACCTCCGATTTGTGTTTTTAGCGTTTCAATTTCTTTATTGATTGCGACATCATTCAGCATTAATTTGGCATTCAGTTGCGCCATCGAATCTGTTTTAGCAGTTAGTGCCGCATTTGATTCTTTTAAAGCAGTGTTATCAACTTGAAGTCCTGCAGAAAGATTCTCCAATAATTCAAGTTTCTTAGAGTAATCTTGTGTGACTGCTTCTTCCCATTTATTTTCAGTGAAGTTGAAGAATTGAGATTGTTGTCTGCGAGCGAAATCTTCTTCGGTTTCATCTTCTCTTTTATCAAATGAAATCGGAACGACTTCCACAAATGGCAACGCTGTTGGAAAATCATCTTCTACCTCATGGATTTCATAACCAATCGGATATAATACTTTAAAAATTGTTTTCATCATTCATTTCCCCCTTTATTAGTATGGGTTTTTAGCCAGCCAACACGCTGACCCGGTAATCCAGGCATCTTTAGCAACTTGATCAACACAAACAATATTATTTAATTTTGATGGGTTAAAAGAAAGCAGAATCATTTTTTCACTAGTATTAAAATACATTCTGACATGTTCCGGTGGAGCTGCCCAAGCTGGTAAATCAAACCACAAACCTTGATTATATTTACTAGCAGACAATTGAATTGATCCTGTTAAAAATACTGTGTCGCCTCTACGGTACAACTGCATAGCACCGTCAGCAACGACGGATGCATTATTATTCTTATCAATATAAGCTTTGTCTAATGTAGGCTTTGTCAAAACTGGATTTTTTCCAGATACTTGAATCCCGTCCTGAAAATTCTTAGTTCCTAAAATTGTTTCATTTCCGGTTGCTTTAACTAAAACTCCATCAACTCCGTCAATAGCATTAACATGTGTTTTAAGATATTTAGCTACGCCGTCTTCTTTTAGTTGTACAATATCAGCCATTAAACTTCGCCTACTTTCTCAAATGTAATATTGTTTAATCCGTCTAACTTAGTCTTATCCGCAGCCGACATCAGTCCATTTGTTGAAGTTGTTGCAACAGCAGTCGTAGTAGCATTAGTTCCAGGATCACCCTTATCACCTTTTGGAAGAACAAAGTTGAATTTTGCAGCTGAAGTCGTACCTGCATTGGTAACTGAAGCAGTCGTTCCACTTGTTACGGTTCCTACTGTTATTGTGGCGGCATTTCCCGGATCACCTTTATCTCCTTTGAG